CCACCACAAATATTAAAACAACAAGTTTTCTCGTATGATTGGTTTGATATAGATGGACGCCAACTTGCATGTTGGTTTGATGGAAAGGAGTTATGTGAGTGTAGGCATTTACATGCCGACATACCCAGGGTCCTGGCTGGGACTGTGGTGAGGGATATAGTGGAGGTTGGGGAAGGATGGGTGTATACTAAAGAAGACGGTAAAGACCGTGTACCTAGGCATATGCCAAGGTTGTTAGACACCATAGTTTCTCCCGATTTGAAAATAAATGGGGTGTTTTTTCCTGCAAGGGAATACTCTTATTTTGTTCCACTGTATTCACGTTTAACGAAAGACTTTCCTATCAAAACGTCTAAAACCGATTTAATGGAGACCTTGATGGCTTATGCTATAAAATATTTTAGTTCTGCTAATTTATTGCCATATGTAGAAACGACAGTAACTGCATATGTACATATAAGTTATTTGAGAATACACAAATTGCAACAAGACCACATGGTGGCGGCTGTAGCCAACAACCTTGAAGTTATTGCTCAGCTTGATAGTGTGTACCAAAGTTCCATCATCAGAGAGGGATTATTGGGCACTTCTGTCATCAGCAATGGTGTAGTGGCCCGTATAGACTCTGAGACCTATGAGTTAAGGGACCGTTATTTATGCCGTAGTGATTACGAGTTAAATGACCCAAACAACATACCCATCTTCACGGAAGATTATGAACCTGATGAAGATGGGGGGACTATTAGCCCCCGGTTTTTAATTGATGATTTACCCTCCCATCAATTTCGTACATGTTTTTTCGATATTCGGGGAAACCGTCAAGGGGATTTTGTAGAATATAAAAATTCCCTGACCAATTTAGCAGCAGGGCTATCACGTATGTTGAAGGCCCGCCCACAAGAGGAATTGTTTAGAGGCAACCAATCACACCTTTGGGGTCGTATTGGTGTCGAAATTGACAATAGATACGTGGGGTATGGAGGAGTGACACCAGAGGATTATAATGCCGTAACTAATGTCTTAAAAGGTAGAAATTACCACGGACACGATATGGCAATACCATCTGTAGCTTGGACATTCGTAGCAAAAGCTATAGTGCAGGATCTCGAATCTACAATGCACTATGAGTACTTGACTCGTTTCCGGGACTCGATGGTTAATGTATCAGCATGGGGTTACAACACTATATTAGAAAAGATGCTAACCGTAGGCGCCATGTTTGGCGCCAGGGAAGCGGCTGCTGATATAAATCATGTCAAGAGAGAGTTAAGACGAAGTTATATCGCTGGGGTGAAATGCCATGAACCCAATGATTACTTAACTCGGAGGATGGAAGCAAATGTTAAAAGAGAGGTCGCTAAGTACGGTAAGGCCCCTCGTTTATTTGTTTCGTATGGAGCTGGCTGCATGTATGCGAATGAACTCCCAGAATTCGTTAAATGTTGTCAGCACGGCATGATAAAACATGAGTTGAACGGAAAGGTTTTAACCGTGTTTACTTTGGCTAAGCCTAAAGAAACGTCCATGTCGGAATTATTTAGATTAATGGTCAGTTTTACTACTGTACCGAATTCGATGTTTGTTATGATTTATGGTGATGATCAAGTGTATATTGATTGCACAGACCCGTCAAGACCAGTGTTTTACAACGTCGATATATCGTCTAATGATTCTAACCAAGACATTTGTGTTTTAGGTGTAAATGGACTGGCTTTGTCTCAGTTCAACCGTGAGTGGGCGTGTGGGTTATTGTCACAGTTAATGTTACCAGTACAATTTGGACCTACACGTCATGATACCCGCAACCATTCCCCATTGACTATAAATTTTAGAGGCCCTTTTATGGGCTCTGGTACAGTGCTAACAACTAGCACTAACAATTGGGGATCGAGGTTAATTGCATTGGCTACTTTTCACCGTAGGGTGATAGGCCAATTACCGTTTGAGGACGCAGTCGTGCAGGGAGCTGCCATGGCTGGTCATAGCGTTACTTGTGAGAAGTGTGAAGATATTGAACAAATTCAATTCTTAAAGATTTCACCAGTACGCGCCACCACAGGAGAAATCATACCCATGCGTAACATAGGCTCGATTATTAGAAATTTGGGCAAATGCATCAACAATTTGGAACACGTCCAGGTGGGTTTAGACCCCAAAACGTTTGCTAAATTGTCGTTTGATGAACGTATGGAAATGTACGTAGGCGTGACTATAGCCGGATATGTAAACGAACCATCCAATTTAATTTTGGATGCGTTTCGACGCAGGTTTTTAAAGACCTGCGTCTCTGCCACCAATTTGGTGAGATCTAAGGATTCAGAGTTAGAATTGAAGGAAGATAATAGGTCTCGTTTTGTAGTAGACGAGGAATCATGCGCACGTAGATATGGTTGTGATGTGGAGGATATAAGAGCTTTAGCGAACATGTTCGAATACTCAAAATTGGGTGATGTAATAGTTAGCGACTTAGTTGCTAAAATATTTTCCGCCGATTATGGGGTTAAGAACGTGGGATAGCTTAAAGCACGCTGGCCCCCTTTGGCATGCATCTGATGATGCCAAAGGGGGCCTGGGGGTCCCTTACTACCCAAGAAACGAAGGATAAAATACCGTTAACAGGAGAAGGCGTTGTTG